CGTCGCCGATCTGGGTCATCTCGGCGATTCGCTTGTACATCCCAAACCACAGCCGGTTCTGGTCGAGGGTGCGATCCTTGCCCGGGCGCAGGGTCACCACCACAAACTTCTTGTCTTTGTACATGGCGCTGATTTTGGTGATGACCTCAGAGAGCTTGGCCTGGCAGTTGACTGAGATTTTGTCGGACATCAGAAACCCTCCTTGCCGCGCTGCGATTCCCACTCGAACGGGATGACGATCACACCACCCTCCCGAAGCCGATCAATGCAGCGGTCGCCGATGGCATCCGGCAGCGCCTTGGCTTCCAAGTTGGAGACGATCACCGTGGGGCGCATCTGCTCGTAGCGGCCGTTGATGATTGCGAACAGCGTGGTCAGCTCGAAGTCGCTGGGCTTCTCCTTGCTGACGCCGATCTCGTCCAGGATTAGCAACGATGGGCTGATCAGGCTGGCGAGGATTTGGCTTTCGCTCTGGTCGCTGGTGCGGTCGTAGGTGGCCCGGATCGCCTGCAACACGGAACCGATGGTGCGGTACACCGCCGTGGCGCTGGACCTGGCCATGATCTCGTTGGCGATGGCCACGGACAGGTGCGTCTTGCCGGTGCCAGGCTTGCCCAGCAGCAATAGGCAGCGGCCCGTCTCGGCGATCTGCGCGAACTCTGCGGCATACCGGCGGCAAGTGTTCAGCGCCTTGCGTTGCTCTGCGGTGGTGGCGATGTAGCCGTCCAGGGTCTTGCTGGCGAAGCGCTTGGGGATCAGTGCGGCGCCGAGCTTGCGCTCCATGGACATGCGCAGCTCCATCGACTTGTTGGCCAGCTCAGCAGCGTCGGCCTTCTCGCGAATAATCCGGCTGCATTCGGGGCAACCGCTTTTCAGCTCCTTGCCCAACACCGGGAAAACCTTTTGGTCGTAATCGCCGTGGGTCTCGCACGTTGCCGGCTGGATTCGAGTACCTGGCGGGAACTCAGGCGACGGCACTTCAACTGGCTCAGATCGCATAGGAACCGTCCTCACGCTTAATCAGGCCTGCGGTGTAGTTACGCTCCGCGAAACCGGTGTGGCGAGACTGGGGCGCCGGGGTCGGTGCAGATTCCGCCAGGCGCTTGATCACCCAGGACGCCTTGAAACCCTGCCAGCCAGAATTCAGGGCTTCGGTGATTGCGTCTTCGGAGGTGATCCCGGCCTCGGCGCACTTGGCCAGCTCGGTGTTCACGGTTGACCAGACGGTGGCGGTCACAGCGGCACGCTTGGCCTTGCGCTGGGTAAGCCAGTCGGCCAGCAGTTGCTCAGGGACATTGTGCGGGTTGTCGGCCAGCAACTGGGCCATGCCGAATGGAGCCTTGCGATCAGGCTTCGCCGGTTCGGATTTTGGCTGGGGCGGATTAATCTCTTTCGAAGAAAGAGTTAATAGGGGTTCTTTCTTTGTATAAAGAAGGGAAGTTGCCGTTTTGGTCTCACTCGCATTAGGTCTCAGTGAGACGATTTGGGCTGAGTGAGACGTTTTGGTCTCAGTGAGATTTGCTGGCTTTTCTTCGTAAAAGGACCATTCACAGGTGGGCGAAATGCCAATCTCACCGCGGCTACCACCAACGCGGTAGATGATCTTGCGCTCGAGCAAGTGGCTGATCGCCTTCGAGGTAACGTCGCGGCGCATGTTGGTCAGCTTGCCCAGGTCATCAGCAGTCAGGCGGCGTGTCTCAACCTGGAAGCCGATCGTTTGACGGGCAATAGCCATCACAACGCGAAGCTCTCTCGCTGGCAGATCAACTGTCGCCAGAGACTCCATCAAAATGTTGTCCATTCGGGTGAACCCCCGAGGGTTGTGTATCGGCAAAATGTTTGGCATGATTTCTCTCGCTTAAAGCTGTAGAAGAAGCCGACCTCGTACGTCGGCTTTTTTGTGCCTGGAATTCAGGCGATGGATTTCAAGTTCGGCCGGGCGTCCTTCATCAACTGCTCAGCCTTGCGCCCCAGCTCACCCGCCTTCGCCTCAACCTGACGGCATTGCTTGGCGAACGCCGGCAAATGCGGCAGGTCCTGCTCGCACATCACCTGGTCGTCAAACACTTCGCTGCCGGTGTCGATGACGTCGCCCAACGCGCGGATCAGCGCACCGAAGCTTTTATTCGCACATTGGTCGCTGGTCATCTGGCGGGCGCCGGTCAGGCCGTGGCGGCTCGCCAGCTCGTTCAGGCAGTGATCTCGGTATTCAGGCTCAAGCGCATTGACCCACGACTCTTCCAGCCAGGACGGCATTTCCTGATCGCCAGATAGCCAGCGCTGAACACGCTTAAGCCAGCGTCCGGTCGCCTTCACGAACTCATTCACGTCGCCGGTCAGGTCGGGCGAATTGAAATCAGGGACGACCTTCTCCTTGGCGCGATCAGGTATCGACAGGTGCAGCTCTCGGCTCAGTGCCTGGGCGAAATCGTCCTGGCTCAAGCTGGTGCGAGCGATCTGGTTTTGAGCATGGGCGACCAGCACCTGATCACGGGTTTGTACGGTGTGTCTGGAACTGGACGTTTGCATGGGGACTGCTCTCTTCTAATCTGGCTTCAATGGAACGGCGGACAGGGATGTTAGGCGGCGGATTGAGCCCCCTTCTGGCGCATGCATAGCTCGCGGGCAGTGATTTTTCCGCCGGTCAACTCTTCTGCTTTGAAAGCCTTTTCGGCGCGCATCGGGTGAATCCCGGCAACCCAGTACGAAACTGCGGCTTGAGAAACGTCGAGCGCTAAAGCGGTTTTGGTTTGCCCGCCGAAGAAGTCGACGAGCCTTTCGATAGGGGTCATAAGAGCGCCCTCCTGATAAGCCTGCTTATATCCTAATTAGAAGGAAACTTATTTGCAAGCCGATAAGGGAACTTATAAAGTTCAGCTGATGAGCACACTCGCCGAACGAATCAAAACCGCACGCAACCACGCCAAGCTGACGCAGAAGGCGCTCGCCTTAAAAGTGGGTGTTGAGCAACCGGTAATCTCCCAGCTGGAGACCGGAAAGAACCTTCAAAGCGCACACCTACCGAAGATCGCCCATGTGTGTGGTGTGAACGCTATTTGGCTCTCCGAAAATACCGGGCCAATGACAGGTGTGAGCGCTGCCGAGTCAAACATCTCAATTGCCGCTCAGCCCACCAAATCATTCCGCTACCCGGTAGTGAGCTGGGTTGCCGCTGGCGCCTGGGCGGAAGCAGTGGAGCCCTACCCGGCCGGAATCTCGGACACCTACGAGTTTTCGGAGTACGACGCCAAAGGCCCGGCGTTTTGGCTGACAGTCAAGGGTGACTCTATGACAGCGCCCGCCGGCCAGAGCATCACCGAAGGCACGCTGATCCTGGTGGACACCGAGGCTGAGGTTGCACCAGGTAAGCTGGTCGTGGCCAAGCTCCCAGACAGCAACGAAGCAACTTTTAAGAAGCTGGTCAGCGATGGCGGTCGGCTGTTCTTAAAACCGTTGAACCCGAGCTACCCAATTGAGGCGGTCGACGAGAACTGCCGGATCGTTGGCGTGGTTGTCCAGGCGCTGCAGAAGTTTTACTGATGCCATCCGCCCTTGGAAAGCCATCGACCTCATGGCGAGAGCAGAGCTTTTGGAACAAGGTTGGGGTGATTGCTTGCCTGGCTTTCCTTATGATGCTCCCCGGATACTCCTCCGTCGCTGGACTGGGCGGGGGCTCATCAGGCCGCAAGCGGGTATTCAGTCTTAGCTTCTTTGTGCTCTGCGTCTTCGTGGCTGTATTTGAGGTACTGGCGCTGAGCCAGTATTATGTTGTGTACGGATGAGCTGGGTAGAGAAAGACTGAGCGTAGGCAAACTCTCCGGTCAGGTCGCAAGCGTTGGTGGGCTGAATCGTTCAAAACCAACCATGGCTTGCACCCACAAGCAAATAATTAGAAAGCAGGGAAGAATGATGCAAAAATGCACACTTAAGTCATTAGAAATAGAGCAGCCCCCTTTTAGGAAGTTGAAAAATCTAACCGTTGAATTTGCTGAGCGCATTACTCTAATCGCAGGCCACAACGGAATAGGGAAGTCTACCATTCTGGCTTTAGTAGCAAACGGCTCAGGCTTGACCTCAAAGACGTTTAGCAGTTACACCGGAAAGCTGTTTCGTGGGCTTTTAAATGAAATAATCCACATTGACTATGAAAAAGAGTTTCTCTACCATCAAGAACAAGAAACGCTTCCAAGCCCTATATTAGAGTACGATATAAATGGGGAGCTTTTCCAAAAAAGATGCGCTCTTTCTAAGCGAACAGTCGAAAACAAAGACAAAAAAACAACAAGATTAGAAGCCCGTGTTGTACCACGAAATAAATCCAACTCGGACTTTCTACAGCCAGAGCACGCGATAAAGATAGGCGTGGCTGCAAAGGTGCCAATTCCTACGCTATACTTAGGCATGACACGGATGATACCTATTGGGGAAAGCGATCCGGAGTTAGTAGTCAGTGTCCTAGACACTGCAATTGATGAGTCGGATGCCGACTTCATTGCTAGCTTCGTATATAGTGTAATAGGTATTGAAGCACCTGACGAACTGGAAAAATCTATAACTACCCAGTCAATACAAGGTACAAATAAAGTTGCAAAGCATCCTACCTACGGCTATAGCCCTAAAAGCATTTCGCTTGGACAGGACAGCTTAAGCTCGATTGCTACGGCCTTTGCATCATTTAGAAAGCTTCAGAGAGAATGGGGGAACTACCCTGGCGGGATCTTAGTAATCGACGAAATAGATGCAGGCTTTCATCCTCACGCTCAACAAAGATTGATCGCGAGTATAGGACAGTACGCAAAAAAGTTTCGAGTCCAAGTAGTCGCGACCACTCACTCACTGTGCATGATTGAAGCGGTTCACCCAGAAAACAATCCCATTGGCGGCCGAGGTGTATCACCAGATTCGATAGTTTACTTAACCGATACAGTTCAGCCTCGGGTAATGACGAATCCGTCACTGGAAACCGTAAGAAACGATATGCTCTTAATACCTCCGAAAGCACCGGATAAAGTACGAGCAAAACCGAGATATCTAAAGATTTATTTAGAAGATGCCGAAGCGAATTTTTTCTTAACATGTCTGCTGACTGCAAAACTTAAAAAAACGATAAAAGAAGCATGCGGTGTTAACCTTAAACCAATCCCAATTAGTGTAGGCTGCAACAACCTTCAGGGCCTTCAAACATTTGACCCTCATTTCAAAACTGTGCTCATTGTCGTTGATGCCGACGCCACTGTAAAAAGCAGCAATGGTAAACTTAAAAATGTCGTCAAGCTTCCGGGCGGTAAAATACCCAACGGCGCCAGTTTCTCTCCGGAAAGAACGATTTATGAGTTCGCGAAAATTCTGATGGGCAACAACCAGATCTATCCGTCAACGCGGGCAAAGCTGGTCGCTGCAGGAATTACTAGCAACCAAATCCATGCCCATCTGATTCAAGGCGATACGGACATAACCAAGCGGGAGCCAGCAAAACGCTGGTGGAACGAAAGAATCGAGATTATTGGAGCCTGGGGTCTTGTAAACCACTGGCTTGCAGAGCATCCAGATTTGGTAGAAAAATTTGAGAAGGACCTCATGACGGCAGCGATTCATACGGCGAAGCTCTCAATTTGAGGGCTGGCCAAGTATACTGCTGACCTATAAGCTGAGGTCCCGCACACCTCAAAGGATGAGATCTGATGTACTCCAACAAGCTATACAGCCCCCTACGCTACCCTGGCGGTAAGGCTCGCTTTGCGCCTTTCATTGCCGAGGTGATGCGGGCTAATGGCCTGGCGGACGGGCACTATCTGGAGCCGTTTGCTGGCGGAGCCGGGGTTGCCCTAGAGCTTCTTTTCGACGGGCATGCATCGCATATTCACATAAATGATCTCGATCCGGCCGTATTCGCCTTCTGGTCAGCTGCGACAACCGATCCGGACGGAATCCTAAAACTGCTCCGGGACACGCCAATCACCATGGAACAATGGTATCACTGGCGCTCCGTGATGCTTGCCCAGGACCCTGAGCTCTCCCTTGCAGAGAGGGGTTTTGCTACGCTTTTTGTGAACCGTACAAACCGATCCGGCATCCTCAAGGGTGGAGTCATCGGGGGCAAGGCTCAGACTGGCGCCTACAAACTAGATGCCCGATTCAGCAAGGAGATGATTGCAACCAGGCTTGAACGAATCGCACTAAATTCAGATCGGATTTCAGTTTATTGCGAGGACGCCTTTCTTTTGCTCGGCCGCGCCGCAGAGTTTCTGCCAGAGCTATCACTGATCTACCTTGACCCGCCGTACTACGTTAAAGGGCGCGGCCTGTACCGAAACTTCTACAAGCACGATGATCATCTGCAAATTGCTGAATTGCTGCAGTCGATCAGCTTTGATAGACCATGGGTAGTCTCGTACGATAGCGCACCAGAAATCTGTGAGATGTACAGCCAGAACGAGGCTCTGACTTACGGACTGCACTATACCGCCCAAGCGCGATATGTAGGCGACGAGGTAATGTTCTTCAAAGAAGGCATCTCTGTGCCAGATGCGAAAATCCCTAGAGCCACTGTGGCAGCATGACTCCAAGCCCGGCCCAGCGCCGGGCTTCTTGTATCTGGCGACCCCCTACCCTGCTATGGTGGCGCCCTCAGATCGCAATGGAAGCATCGAAGAATGGACTCATGGAAGACACTGGCGATCGCCCTACTGGCATCGGTCAGCACGCAGGCCGTATCAGGTGATGGCGCCAACCCTATCGCTGCCGCGATATTTCTCACAATTTCCGCGCCAACCATTTTAATTGGAGCGACCACATCTCTCACGACCGAGCCGCCAAAGGTTTTCAAGTCAGCCAAGACCGACGCCCTGGCCTTCATTGGTTCAGACGGCGAGATTCGCGGCGCGGAGTTTGAGCAGGCGTCCAGATACTACCAGTCGACCTATTCTTCTCCGCTCATGTCAGACATGCAACTGGCCCAGTCGATAGCTACATCATTCTGAAAGCGGCCTTCAAGCAGTCCGCGATGCGAGACCTTTCGTTTCGGCGACATCCTTTTCACCTGGCATTTACAGGACAGGGCTCAAACTCACCCTACTCCTTTGAAGAATTCCCTTTAGGCCCGCACATAAGCGGGCCATTTTTTTGCCCGCGGCTATGCTTTCCATGCAATCTACTGGAGACCAAGCAATGCCCTCGCCCGAATACTCCCTTGCAGACACTCTGGAACGCATATATGAGAACCAGCTCGCCCTAGAAGCTGCGCTGATGGAGTTGACGCTGCTCGTCGAAAGCCAAGGCCATGCCAAGATCGGCGAGAATGTGCGCGGCGCCCTGGAGGCGATCGGAGAGAACGCCGGGCATATCAAGCAGGGCTTGGCCAGGCTGAAGGCGCATGGGCCAGATTGAACGCCCTCCTCCCCAAATGGTGGCTGTACGCCACGAATGGTAAAGTGCAGGCTCAATTTTGGGAGTTAATCAATGAAGGGATTCGGAACATTCGCGATTATTGTCGGCGTTTGCTGGTTGGTCTTTGCGCTGAGCATGGATGTGTCCGTGCCTACTGGTACCGGCGGCCGGGTGAACAATATGGGCCTTATGGCCGACCGACAGATCCATACGATCGTTGGAGGCATGATTGCGCTCGCGGGCTTGCTTATGGTGCTTCTCGGCGGCAAATCCACTTCGCCACAAGCCGCGACCGAGACAGATACACGCCCCTGCCCGCTCTGTGCAGAGACCATCAAAAGAGCAGCCATCAAGTGCAAGCATTGCGGTGGTGACGTACTCCCAGCACTGTCAGCGCATGTACCCTTGATGTCAGGATGGACTGTACGGGTGGAATGCGAGCCATGGGCACACGCGGAGGCAACCCGGTCAGTGAAGCGCCTGGGGCTTCCGACCACCAAGGGCTCGGCGAAATTCGTTGCTGTTGGACCATTTGCATCTGAGGCTGAGGCCCTAGGTGCGCACGAAAACATCCGCTCAGTGAGCGACCTACTCGGCGATATCCATATTGTGGCACCTGACGCGTAGCCTTCCTGATCAAGCTCAAGCCTGCTTAGCGCGGGCTTTTTCATGCCTGTCAGAAAGCACAGCTGCAAAATATGCATTTATGCATGAATTTTCTTGTCGCTCTATTGCCATCATATGGCAGCAGCAATACTGTATGCATATACAGAATTCTCAAGGAGCGAAGCATGATTCAGGCACCCTCCCCAACATCCAAACCACGGAACTCCTACGAGCTTGTCGGCCGTCGTCTGCAACGCATAATCGCCTCTCCTCGAGTGCAGAGAATTCAGTTGGTTGAAGTCTCCAGACGCGACGATGAAAGCCCTGAAGCTTGGCACCAAGTCATCCAAGACATCGCCGACACCGCCGGCATAAGGATCGAGCATTTGGATGATGGCGCCGTAAGGATCGGCTGGCGCGAGTACTGCGATTACTAAATGAGCCCGCCAGTGAGCGGGCTTTTTATCGGCTGCAGGAAAATATATAAGCATGCTTATTGACGAACAAAATAAGCTGACTTATATTTCATCTCAAGCCAGCAGCGAAAGCTGCACCGCTCTTTAGCGACACCCCTTGCCGGATCACCACCGGCCCAGATTCAAAGGCAGCGATGAACCGGCCTAAACGGTTCAGAGGGTTGGCAACTGACCCGGGCGTGCAGCGTAAAGCGCCAAGAACAGTTATCCAGCGGGAGAACAAGCCGAAAGGCCCGCGGCTGGAAGAACATTTGATTCAAGCCGGCGACCGACGCCAGTAGCGGGTCACGGCACCACAGATTTACTGATGCCGCTTCTATGAGGCGGCATTGGAAATCCAATGGAGGGCAAGACGATGTTCAACATGGCGACTATGGCGGCTGACGAGTGCAGCGACGACTCATCTGCACTGGATTATCGCGACTGGCTGAACAGGGCTGGAAACGTGCTCGGGCATTACATCGTTGAGGGGTCTCAGGAAGAAAGCGACCTGTTCGATCTGTATTCGGATGGCTGCATGCCACGCGAGGCGGCGACTGAGCTTCGTGCACAGCAGGCACTGGCTGCCGCATGACAGGTCTTTTCACTGATGCCCATCCAGAGCGGTGGTCACTGGGAAAATTATTGATAGCAGCGTGACCTCTGAAGCTACGTTGAATTTCAGTTTCCAGATTTCAACCGCTGCCAGCACTCAAGTGACGCGTTCGAAATAAGCGTCCACTTCACCCAACTCTCGCCGCACGCAATGCAATCCATCGGCAATCCATCTCGTAATTTCTCGCGTATGGACGGCCCACTACGCCTTAGTCCCGCGGTTTCAAACTCAGGATGGTTAGTTGGCTGAGAGCAATTAAAGCAAACCATGATTTTTCACTCACTGGAGCGTGGAGTCGAATTCAGACTACGTGCAAACAGTGCTCGTAAACAGCTATCGACCCCATAGCGATGGGCCGCTCCAATTGATTCCTTGATGGGCAAGAAATCGGGGCTTGTTACTGCCCCCCTCCCCGAACATCGCGACAAAGCGGATGAATGCGCAGGGTTTCCCGCCGCGCTCAAGCTTTTATCCGGCCATCTGCACTTGCTTCGCCGCCTCTATTACGTCAGCACTCCTCCCCCGCGCCCATCGGCAACCAGCGGGAGGCATGAGTGTTGACGAATACAGGTGAACAACCCGCCACTTTGGAGGCGACCATGAACGCAGCATTGAAGATATGCCAGGAGCGGTTCGACGCTCATTTGCCTCCAGAGGTCAGCGAGGCGAGCGCGGAGCAGGAGTGGCTGGAACACTCGGCCGAGCAGTTGGTGTGCGGAATGGACATCAAGTGGAAGCGCCGCTACGGCCAGCCGCAGGTGGTGACGTTCGACCGGTTCTGCACCTACCTGCAAGGCGTCCTAACTCAGCGCCAGATCGACGGCCTGGACCAGCGCGATTCGTTCGCCCGGCTGTTCCTGTCCTCAATCCTCGGCAGCCAGGCCGACTCGCGGGGTCATGCTGCCGACCTGATCGGCCAGCCCCGCCCCATCGAAGCCGCCGAGAAGGTCGCCAGGGACCTGCTCAGGCCCTACGCCGCCGATGCAGTGGCAGCAGAACGGGAAGAGGCCGAAGACGATGTGGATGCAGATCTATGAGCCCGCACATACTGATCGATGAGACGCTGGAGGCCCTGGAGCATCCCGCCAGCGAGCCCGGCGCCCGATCCGTCGTCGTGCGGATGATCACCAACATGCTCACCGGCGACGTAATCACCGTCGAAGAATTCAACCACTACTGCCAGCGCCTGCTGAAA